TAATTCAATGAAATTAAATGGTATTCCATGGGGAATAGTTAATTATTACTGGGGAAATAATGATGAAAGTGACGGTTACCATATCTTATGGCAGAAAGGTAGTGAATTGAGAAGAGCCTTTATTAATCGCACTACACATCCATGGAAAGTTCATCTTGATGAATCAATCAAATATGGCGAGATGGATCGTCAACTTGCATTAAGAAAAATACAAGAAATATTGGGGGATATTATTAGATATGAAGAAAGAATTAAAATAGAACTAAAAAATATCGAATTTTTAAAAAATAAATTATCAGCATTAGCGATAGATTTAAAACATTATCAAGAAAAAGAAGATTACTTAAAAAAACAAATTAAAGATGATGAAAAACAACGCTTGGAAAATATTCCAAAATTACAAAAAATTATTGATTCGATCAAAGATCTTCCTCATCTATTTATTGCAGTGTAAAAAGCCGTGGCAGATAAAGTGATTTACGACAAGAAATATCTTGAAGAATTAGCCTCTAAATTAACAAATATTGAACCAATTAATGATAAAGAATATGTGAAAATTAGATATGAAATTCAAACTACCCGAGATAATAAGAAGAAATTAAAATACATACCGAGCAACGTATTCAAATTGGATAATAAATTGTTATGAAATCGCAACTATCGGGTAAATTACATCATGGCGATGGATTACTTACCTCCCATAGAAGAAGTAGTGAGATAAAGTTAATAAAAAGAAGAAAGGCATTACCTGGATTTCCAAAGGAATTAAAATTTTCATCAGAAGAAGAATTCCATTATTTTAATAATGAAAGACTATTATGTTTCTTGTGCGGAAAAACTTATCGTTTTTTATCACTACATATTAGAATACATGGTCATAATGTACAAAGTTATAAAGAAAAATATAATATTCAATCTGAGCAGGGTTTAATCGGCATTGAAACCTTGAAGAAATGCCAACAAATAACTCATGAACGCTCTACTACTGGTGATTTGGTTGATCTTATTAATGTAGAAAGAGAAAAGTCACCATATTGCAAAAAAGGTCATCTTTTAAATGAACGTAGAGCATGCAATGTTTGTTCTAAAAATAGACTTAGGGAAAAAAGAGGATATTTACCTAGAGAAATTGCTAGAAAAACATTTGTTAATGCAAATTGTACTATTTGTGGATCATTAACGATTAGATGTAAATTATCAGCTACGCGACCTATTCTTTATTGTGATACTTGTAAAAAAGAAAAATATTATGAAGCGCAAAAAAAATACAACATTGATAGAGAGAAAAGAAATAGATTAGCAAAGATTTGCAGAGATAAGAAAAAAGCATTGAAAAAATATTAACAAAAGTTATCCCCAATTTCTGTGGATAACCCTGTTGATAACTAGATAAAGTTGCCCATCATCAAAGTAGAGGCCTGCATCTTTGGAGAAAGTTTAGATAATGAGCAATCCACTCTATCATTAGTCATAGAAATCTTCAAAGCCAAGTACGATGCCTTTAATAGCACAAGCATGAATAATTTTGCGTACAGTATCTTGGCGAGGTATGAAAATCCCTCTTTCCAAAAAAGAAATAGCAGTATAAGAAATCCCAGTAAATACCCCGAATTTACGTTGACTCATGCCAAGTTGATTTCTAATTTTATGTATCAGTTCTGCGGATTTCATATTTTAATTATTTCCTGTTAAATATAGTTGACAATCAATTTCGCCCACTATATCATGATCACGAATTAAAACAAACGGGAATTACAAACATGTTAGCAGAAGCACAATCCGATCCACCTACCTATATAATTATCGCTTCCATCTCAAATAGAATGGGATTTAATTTCCAAATTTGCGAAGCGACAACAGATAAAGAATTAGAATTTTATTGCGATCAAATCATCGAAAAAGCCTTAAAAACAGGCCAAAATGAAGTGATTGAGGAATTGGAATATTTTGCAGGGAGTTTAGTATAATGAGCGCATATCAAGAATTGGTTAAAGAGATTGATTCAATAATTCGTAATTTTAGTAAAAAGAGCAATGATGGTTACGAATTGGATTGGGAAAATATTGATGGGGATGAGAGACGAGTATTAATAGGATTGTCGATCGAAGATGATGGGAAAGAATTAGTATGTATATCTGAAAATGAAAATTTTAGAGAAATTTCAGAATATTTTATAAGATATTTCAAAAGAAGTGCACCTATAGATTTAATGTCGGCTGCAAAAGTGATGGGAGAATATTACCATCCAAGATTAAAAAAATTATTAGAACAAAGATTAAATGAAGTCTTTGTTGAAGACATGATTGAGGCCGGATTAACTTCCGAAGTTGACGATACAGGCACCACCAGTTGGAGAAAGAGATAATGCGAACTTACCTACCCCAGGCAGAACGCATCAGGGCGGCAATACATAGAGAAATATTAGAAGCTGCCCTGTACTATCTCGGCGTATTTGCAATCTGTATAGCGACTATATGTATATTTGTGGAGAGCATCCAATGGCTGGCTTAAGAGGCGTCAAACCAAGTGTGATTGAACAGCGTTTAAAACTATTTATGTATGGCGAAGCAGGGGCTGGTAAAACCACCGCTGCTATAAGCTTCCCAAGACCTTACGTGATTGATTGCGAGGGTGGGACAGCACAGAAACAGTATGTCGCCAAGATTGAAGAACAAGATGGACTACTATTTAAAACTACCGATTTTGATGAGTTGATTGCTGAGGTTCGGACACTCCTTACAGTAGAGCATCCGTACAAGACGTTGGTTATAGATCCGTTAACCATCTTGTATAACGATTTATTGGTCAAGTCTGCGGCTCAACTCAAGGCCGCTAGCAAAGAGAAAGACGCCACAGGAGAAGAGTTTGGTAGGCACTATTCTTTGGCTAACAGAAGAATGGCGCACTTGCTGGCATTGCTCTCTAGGCTTGATATGAATGTGGTTATAATCGCACAAGCCAAGAAAGAATATTCTGACAATATGAAAGTAGTTGGGGTGACTTTCGATTGCTACAAGAAGTTGGATTATCTTTTTGATTTGGTCTTAGAGTTACAGCGTCGTGGAAGAAATGAACGAGTAGCTATAGTAAAGAAGACACGTATAGAAGAATTCCCAGATGGTGAAATTATTGCATTTAACTATGATGAAATAGCTAGGCGTTATGGTCGTGATATTTTGGAAAAAGACGCAGTGCCTGAAGTTTTGGCCAGCCCAGAGCAAGTATCTGAAACTAAACGCATGGTGACATTACTCTCCATACCTGAAGAGACAGTAAACAAATGGTTAACCAAAGCAAATGCAGAAACATTTGAAGAAATGAATGCTAAAAGTATCGATAAAGTAATTGAGTGGTTACACAAACAATTTAATGGAGATTCAAAATAATGTTTAGCTTCCCCGTAAAAACAGAAGACGAAGTAATGCGAGAAGGTCTACTACCAAAGGGCGATTATCAGTTTTGCGTGAAGTCCTGCAAGACCAAAAATTCAAAAGCTGGCAATCCAATGTTGGAAGTTATATTGATTGTCTATGATGCGGAAGGTCATGAGCATTTTGTATATGATTATTTGTCCCCTGACTTTATGGAATTCAAGTTAAGACATTTCTTTATTAATGTTGGTATGGAAGATTCCTATAATACAGGAAAGATAGATCCTGAAAGTTGTGTTGGTAAGTCGGGCATTGTTAAATTGTTTATTAAAGAAGATAAAAGCGGTCAGTATGCACCAAAAAATTCGGTTCAAGATTATTTGAAACCGGAAACGGCTCAGTCAGTGTTTAATGTAACATCGAAAGGTATTGATCAAGAAATGAACGACGATATCCCATTTTAGCAAGTTTATGGCCGAAGATACTAACCCATACCCGTTGACTCCTCGGTTTGCGTAATAACGGGTTGGTATAATAGGCCGCCCTATCCAGAGGCTAATACCCTCCTTGAAGCTCCTCTGCCAGTAGGAGGGATAAAACTGGCGATTTGGCATATAGCTCAGCGGTAGAGCGGCGTTCTGTTAAAGCGTTGGTCGCAAGTTCGATCCTTGCTATGCCAGAAAAAATTTTTATGACACCCTCCTTATTTTTTTGACCATGGGGGTTATTATCTAGGGAAGGTGTCGCCAATTTAAGGATAGGTGGGTGAGCGGTTGAAACCGGCAGACTGTAAATTTGTTCCCTAAAGGCGCGGTGGTTCGAATCCACCCCTATCCAATAATCAAGGGTATTCTAATTGGTAGGAAAGTAGACTTTGACTATAATATAAGGAATTAAAATGTTAGAAGAAATGAAATTAAAAGATTTATTGCAATTAGTTAATTTATTGAAAAATAAAAATGAAATTCATAACGAAATTGAAGATATGCGTTATGTAATCGTTCGCACATATTCAGCTGGGGTATTTGCAGGAAATTTTTATTCGAGAAATGGTCGTGCAGTAATATTGCAAAATGCAAGAAGACTATGGCAATGGTCTGGGGCTGCATCACTATCTCAATTGGCTATGGAAGGGGTTAGTGATCCTACTAATTGTAAATTCCCTTGCGAAGTAAAAACTATTGAATTAATAGAACCGATTGAAATTATCAATACCACTGAAAAAGCAGAAAAATCTATTAAGTCGGTGAAAGTATGGGAACTATAAATATCGGCTCTGGCTCTGGCTATTGCTATGGCTCTGGCTATTGCTATGGCGATGGCTATGGCTATGGCGATGGCTCTGGCTCTGGCGATGGCTATGGCTCTGGCGATGGCTCTGGCGATGGCTATGGCTATGGCTCTGGCTATGGCTATGGCTCTGGCGATGGCTCTGGCGATGGCTATGGCTCTGGCTCTGGCGATGGCTATGGCTCTGGCGACGGCTCTGGCTATGGCTATGGCTCTGGCGATGGCTATGGCTATGGCGATGGCTCTGGCTCTGGCTAAAAGTTTATGGCACACAACACACCTTCACTTTCCCCCGTTTGTGATCGTCCTTGAGAATGTTGTGTGCCGCCAAATTGATAGATATAGATATTAAGTCGGGGTTGGTATCTATATAAAACAAGTTTATGACCGAAGATACTTTGAAAAGGTAAAGAGGTAATTATGAGTGAATGCAAAGATTGCCTAGAAAAATACATTGATAACGCATCTTGGGCTATGGCACTACAAGAATTTTCAGAGAAATTCCCCAAAGAGTGGGAAGAATTGTTATTTAAATATTATGGTAAAAAAGCCGACAATTTAGAGGTAAAGAGTTAAAAATGATCATAAATGAATACATATTAGAATTAGAATTTCCTAACGAAAGCAAATTAGTTTTGATTTATCGTGGAAATGACAATGTGATTATTAGTCGACTTGATGATACTGAGATTGCAGATATTTTAGTTCCTCGGAAAATATTAGAAGGCTTCATTGAATTGATAAGGTAATTATGAAAATAGAAATCCAAGAAAATGAATCGAAAGAAAAAGTTAAATATCCATGTTTGATGATTTCAGATGTAAAACAAATAGTTTTAATGACGAGGAACTGTGAGGGAACTGTTATTTATCCTGGGGAAGGTGATTTATATAAAATAGGTGAATATTTAACTGGATGGTACATGCAAACATTCAAACCCTTCATGGGCCGAATCACATTGGAAAATGATTAATGAAACCAAAAATAGTAAGATCCCTAAAAGACCTAGACCCAAACGACTCCGAACAACTAGCCATTCGACAACGCATAATGGAGCTAGGCATCCTAGAAACATCAAACCTAACCTGTATTTTCAGGCTATCCAGCATATTAGAATCTGAAGATTTTTTCGCAATACATCAACGAATTACTGCTATAAACCATTATTTATATGCACTACACGTAATGGCATTAGATAATGAAGAAGAACAATTCAAACAGGTTAAAGATACTTTGAGCATAATAATAAAAGATACATTATCTAATCTAGATGGATTGCTTAAGGAGTGCTTGGAAACAGATAAGCATGATCACGAAAGAAATTCGAAGGTTCACTAATCATGCTTCATTCCCTATTTATAATAATTTGTGTTTATTTATTAATAAAAAAGAATGAAGCGGATTGATTAATATTTCTTTTTAGATGGTTTCTTCTTTTTACCTTTTCTAGCTTCAGAATATGCTATGGCTACACTTTGGGCTTTCGGTTTTCCAGCTTCCATTTCTTTTTTAACATTACTAGAAAAACCTTTTTTTGACTTAGCTTTTTCGCCTTTTACTAATGGCATTTAATCTCTCCTATTCTGGTTGCTTAGCTGGTCGGCCACGCTTCTTGGGCGAATGTGTTTCTTTTAATTCAACTATTTTTTCCATCTTGCCTGCCATTTTTTTATGATGCGCTGCCATTTTCTCATGGTGCACTGCTTGCAATTGATGTGCTTTAGCTAAATTATTACCTTTTGGATAAGCCATTCTATACTCCACTACTTAATTAATTAAAGGCGGAGTATAGAATAAATAGAATAAAAATTCTATTGTGGTTTTGCTACCATATAATTTACGGATGAAGCCCCTGGGTTTGCACTCGCCACAATATTAATTACCCCAGCGCCAGCGACTGCTGTTAAAATACTTGCAGCATTAGCTTGGGTTGCAAAAGTTGCATTTACGACATCACCCACTACAACATTCGCATCAGTAATTGCAAACGTTGCTGAACCACCTGCGTAAGATGCTACCTGCGCTCTAAAATATGCAGGATTTTGACCGACTGTTCCTGTTGCATCTTGGAATGTTGCCACAGAACCAGCGACAGTTGCCCCATTAACTGAAGCCACGGAAGGTAACGCATTATTGGAAACTGCTTTTACGGCTGCTTGACCCAAGCCTGCGGAAGCTTCAACCGAAAGTGTCACTTGACCTGCTGAATTGATAGAAGCAAATAAAACTACATTGACTGGCGCAGATGTACCATAAAGATAAATTGTTTCGAGAACTGCATTCGGCAATAAGAACGCACCAGCTGTTCCTTGAACAAAATATCCTGCCGCTGTAATAGTTGCTAAGTTGTCAGATGTAGTCATTTTCCACGTGTTAGGTTGAACGCCCACTTGACCTGTTGCAACAGGTGACATGCTTAAAACTGGCATATTAAATCTCCTATAAGAGTAATTCGTAAATTGTATTTAATGTTTGTGAACCACTTCCGCCATTCACAATCTCATAATTTTTGCCAACTGGAACAGTAAAGTTAAAGCATATTTGATCACCAGTTACTACATCACTTTTGATTTGTTTCAATATGACGGTTCCAGCAACTAATACACTTACCGATGAATTTTGAGCGGCTGCATTGGTATAACTACAGATTACACAAACATTGGCATCATTGGTGGTGCTGGGTGTGTAAAGGGTAGAAAATGCAGGTGTCGCGCGCGAGACATAGGATCGACTTATACCTATATTAATACCACCATCTACAACAATTGTTCCTGTATTGGTAATCAGACTATTGTTGGGCAAGCTTCCTCTATTAACTGTAATCGTAGAATTAGCCGGTGTAGAAGATGTGTTAGTGATGGTTGTAGTATTTAGGAAACCAACGCCCTCAATTTCCATAGTGCAGGCATCATTAGCTATCCAAGTGCTGCTATAATTTCCATCATTAGCACCGCCTTGCACCTCGAAATCTCCTCCTATGCCGCCTCCAATAGTGGAAGAGTGCAGAGAATAAGTGCCACCCGCATTATAACTACTAACCACTTGGGTAGACCCACCTTCAGAAGTAACCCCGGAAAAGAAATAACATCCTTGGAATATAAATTGATTCACAGAATTTTGCGCTTTGCATACGGGTGCATTAGAATAGCGAACATTAAAGCAATAAATTTTGCCTTGAGCATTAGCAGCTTGCACAGAACAATCAAATGATATTGCTCCTCTCAACTCAATATCAGAAAATCCAGATCTATTGTCTGCATTAACATTCCAACTTGCTTCGTTAATATCAATATTACCCAATAATCTAGTTTCTACTGCTGCCGTTCCAACGATAAAGGTATTTGCTTTTAAATGGATATTTTCAGGATAAAAACCAGGTTGAACAAAAATCACATAACGCTTAGTCGGTGATTCATCTGTATAGGTAGACATTGCAAAAGTAATCGTTGCATAAGGATTAATTGCTGTTCCTGTTCCGGTTACGTCTGACCCCTGCAAACTTACATAAATTTCTTGAGTTGATGCAGCGGTAATTAATGAATTAACATTTGCATATCTTAAACCGGTAGGTTGAGTTGAATCAGCCACTAAAACATCATTATTTGGGCCAACTGGCAATCGTGTATTTGTAGTGGAATATGTATAGAGATCACCTTTTGTTGTTAGAGGAGAAGGCGTCAGACTTGAAGCTGCTATACCGGAATCTTCAATCGTTCCTAAAGTGTCAGCAGCCATTACAATATTACCTACAACAAATGCCCCGCTCACTGATGCAACATCAGGTAGTGCATTATTGGTCGCATTTTTAGAAGATGCCGTCCCAGAACCTGCAACACTCACTTGTTGAAATACAAAAGCATTTCCACTACCCGTTGCAAAGCTGTTTGGAAGAGGCTCAATCAAAACTAACATTTCACCAGCATGGATAGCACCGGCTGAAATTGGAATATACATACCAGGCTTTAATTGCGCGATAGATTGGAAATCTTCTGATCTCATCAATATCCAAGGAGTAGCTGCGCCAAAAGTTGCATCATTTCCTGAGGCCACAACAATATAGATACCATTTTGGGAAGCATCAGTCTGCGCTGTAACAGCAACGCGATCACCTGGTTGTAGAGCCACTGAATCAATTACTAATGCCGTATAGGTTCCATTGTTAGTTAAAGTCGCACCTACGCCATTTCCCACCAAGACAGAATGATATAAAGCATTCAAATTTGCGGCTGCCATTACCCGACAAGAATCTAATTGTTCTGGAACATTAAAACTACTAATTGTCATATAAAATCCTTATAAAGTAAGTTCTGTAACTGCTGACATTGCAACTGTGCCTGTAGATGAGTTATTCAAGCATCGATAGTAATAGCTCGCCTGAATTATTTTATTAAAATAATAAGATGTTGATGGTTGAATTTGCGATGAACTTTGACCGCCAACAGTTTGCCAAGTGGAATTATCAGGACTGATTTGCAATGATACTGAAGAAGATTGCCCGACAGTATTTGTCATCGTAACGCTAAATGTGATTTCTGTATCATGCGATAAGTTAGGCTGTCTTGATACACCTAATCCCACTGTAACTTGCGGAGAGGTGCGCACATTATTGAGTTGTTGACTCAAAGAACTGAGGGACCAAAATACGCCGGATGGCAATATAGCTTGATCAACAGCAGTATTTGTTGCGCCATTACCTAATGCGATAGAGTTATTAAAACCATTATCGCGAGCATTGTAACCGATAGCTGTTGAATTAGCGCCTGTTACTGAAGAGCTTGTCCCAATTGAAACCGTATCAGCTGGCTGAGTACTACCTGAGGCACTATTACCAATTGCGATGGAATTTGCACCTTGGCTTGTAGCTCCTGCACCTGTGCCTATTGCAATAGCATTTGCGCCTTGAGTACCCGCTCCGGCAGAAATACCTATTGCAATTGCATCGGACCCTTGAGAGCTAGCTCCTGCAGCAAGACCCAATGCAATGGAGCTACCTGATTGATTTGCATTACCAGCATTAACACCGATTGCAATTGCATTGCTACCTTGGTCAGTTAAACCAGAGGCAGTACCAATGGCAATGGCACCCGAACTTTGCGATGTATTACCTGCTTCGAAACCAACTGCAATCGCACCTGTCGAGGATGAAATACCAGCTGCATCACCAATGCGTACTGTTTGAGGTTGCGAGTAATCTAAAACAATAGTGCTACCGTCATCCGCATATAAAAGACGAGTATTCCAATTCATCGAAAGTGCAGCCGATGAATCATAAAGAGATCTAGCTATCCAACTTAAGGAAACCACAGTTGATGGATCATAGAGAAGGCGCAGACCCCAGGCGACTGATGGAGCAAAACTCGAAGCAATGCCATCATAGAGAATACGAGCATTCCAATTAATAGAAGGGTTTCCGCCTCCTCCTGGAGCAATGGCAATAGCTGAACCCCAATTAATAGAAATATTGCCGGATGAATATAATAATGTTCTAGCTTGATATGCGACCGATGGATTTAATGCCGCATCATTTAAAGTGGGAGTCCAATCGATGCCATCAGCTGCTGTCGAATTAGATTCTAAGACAGTGCCATCAGCACCTACTCCAAGACGAACATTTGCCGTTCCATTATTAACAAGTAAGTCGCCTTTAGTGGTTAATGGCCCTCCGACTAAATATCGCGTATCAAATACCGCCTCCATTGCGGTACGCATTTGCAGACGTGTTTCTTTTTGGGAGCCAGTACCATTTAATGAATTTTCGTAAAGGTCTGTGTCATGCGGTGTTGTTTGTGCATTTAAATCTATAATCCGTTCGTTAGCCATCCATGGCTCCTTAATCAACTTAATCTACTATGCGATTATTTCCATCATCTGTAATGCGAATATTGGGGGCAACATCGTCCGTGATACGATAAAAAGTGGGTGGAGGAGGTGGAGTAGCGCCTCCAATTAATCCATAAATTAATGTAATTAGACCGCCTATATACGAACTCATTAGCTACCCCAGCGCAATGCAGCAGCGGAAATGGTTGTGCCAGCACTATTAATAGCAATTGCATGGATTGGGTGCCAAAATCCAGCCGCAATACCAGGCAATGTTTCAGTCGTACCATCCCATTTGATATAAGATAAATTCCCTGTTGCTCCGATATATAACCAGCGAGCAAATTCACCAAAAGGCGCATCGAGTACAACAACGCCAGTTCGGACAGGTCCCGCTAATTCTCTTACGGGACCAGTGAAATTATTCGGGTCGAGTGGAAATGAAGGTACTGTTGCTATAGTCATACGAAATCCTTTTCGTTTAATTCGCGTCTAATTCATTTAGACGCGATTGCTCAGTTGCTCAATTATACACGATTGAAAGTTACAGGATCTGTTCCAACTACACCTGGCAGTGGCTCAACTAATACTGCGAAGTGACCGCCATTTGCTGATCCAGCACCAATCGCGCAATGCATGCCACCACGCAATTGTTCAAATTGTTGGAAGTCACCACGGCGAATCAACTGCCATGCTGCGGTTGTGGATCCTGGATTAACCACCTCATACAAACCATTTTGACTTGCTGCCGTTTGTGCGATTAAACAAACTGAATCATTGAAATTCAATGTCACGCCATCGATAACTAACGCAGCCAAAGAACCATTGTTAGTTAAAGTTGCGCCAATACCACTATTTGGTGTAACTGGTTGGTACAGACCCGCTAAGTTAGCAGTGTCCATAACTCGGCATGGTGTGAATAGACCTGGGTAAACATAATCGCCTCTTGATGCTGTCATGTGGAGCTCCTATTAAAGTTTCATGAAAAAGTTGAAGAAATTGGTTGGTTGCATTGTATTGTGTGGCACATTGCTACCATCAGAAGCAATAGAAATTGCCGCAGCTCCAGGTGGTGTGGTCGCCAAATTCGTTCCCGAAATAAATTGATTTGGCGGAAAAGGTGTTGGGGCATGATTTGTTGTTGGAGCAAATGATCCGGGATGACTATGAGTAGCTAACTCAGCTTCAGTCAATATATGATTTTCTTCACCAAACGCCGCACCTAATACTCTATTTGTTAATCCAGCGCCTTGGCCACTTGCTGCTAATGATCTGCCTGACATTGCAGGTAGTGCTAATGTTTTACTAGCGGTGAAGTCAGTAAATGCAGCGGCTGGAGTAGTTCCTGTCCTTCCTCCACTAACTAATAATGTTGGAATATTGACATAAAGTAATTGATATAATGGGAATGTATCAATATTGGCTCTTGTTGTTGCGGCTGATCCTGCCGTACCAATACTTGCAGTGCCATTCAAGTCAGTTAAGGGAACCCAACCATATGGTGCGAAGGTTCCTGCTGCACTTCTGATATCACCTGTACGTGGAGTATTCGAAACAGAATCTGCTTCATCAAACGTATCATAATCAGTAAACGGATTAACCGCTCCAAGATAAAAGCTTGGCTTAGCAATATTAAAGTTACTTGCTGTATTGCTTGGAAGTGCCAATACAATTGCAACGAAGTCATCACCAGCCGGACCTATTGTTCCACCTGATGTGGATGGTACTGTGAAAGTAATCACAGATTTAGACCAACCGGCACTCATTGTAATAGCGCCAACGTTAGTCGGTATTGTCCCCGTTCCACCTGTTCCAAAGAACTGTAAAAAATTAACATTCAATGAATTATTACCAGTTATAGATTGCGTCCATAAGGTAAATGTAACTGTCTTTTGCTCAAATGTATTTACACTGCGTTGAATAGGGAAAATGATATTTTTTGCTGTTTCACCCGCTGCACTCGTACAGGTGTAATTCAAATAAGATATTGGTGTGACATCATCAGGATTAAAAGGAACTGCACCCACAGCAAATGGCAATATTGTTATGCTATCTAGAGTAGCGCCCGCATTATCATTTCTAGAATAATAAATATCTGATTGATAATTCTGACCATTACCTATTGGGGATAAAGCAAATCCTGCGTGATTACTTGGCGCAATAGTAAATGTTGGAGGAATGCTCGCTCCAGAAGAATTTTGCCCGTGCCAGAATCCATTATTTTTAATGAAGTTTTTGAAATTATTATAGACGGGAGTTCCACCACTTCCCCCTCCGCCTGATGGATAATAGCCGTCCATCGTCCAGACGATATTCCCCATGTCATCTCTGACTTCAATATAATAATTGTCGCCAGGAATCGTTGAATCATTCGTGAAATAGATAGGTTGGTTAAGCTGACCATTCAATGGGATCAATATAGGATTGGTCCAAGGAATTGTCATTGCAGCATCTTGGTAAACAGGCTTTTGGAAGTCAGGATTGACACTGCTGAAAAATTCAATCGTACCATTGCCGTTTGGTTTGCCGGTTAGGTCGGCAATGTACCACATTGGGTTAAATCCTAGTGAAACTGTGATTGCCATTCTTAACTTCCTTGTTAAAAATTACTTATAAACCACTTAATTTATTTACAGAATGAGCAGCTCCGCCTAATCCAGTTAATGCAGCAGCACCTAAAGTGGCATATTTGGCGATTTTTCCATATTTTAATTTATTACTTAGACTATTGATATCTTGTTTCACTTCGGGAGTGTAATAATCTCCCAATCTCTTCTGTTTGCTTTGTAATTTTTGCAACAAGGCATTTGGTTCTGTTTCACCTTCCACCGCACTATACAATAATTTATTTTTAGATTCGGCTGGAAGTTCTGATCCAATTTGATGAATTTTATTGTTAGCAGTATCAAAAATATTATGAATATTTTTAAGATTTGCAGTATCTGGGTTTTCAACAATTTTTTGCAATCGTTTATTGGCTCTGAAATTTAGAACATTATTTTTATAATAATCACTAGCTTCCTTTAACGCATTAGCTCCATCAGGATCTCTTTGACGTAAGACGCGATCCATTTCATCTTTTAATAAGTTTCGTGCTGATCCCAATTGAGTTAGTCTTGCACCTCTATCTTTGCTGGGGGCTTCACTTTTAACGTCACCCCACTCTTTTCCTATAGCACTTTGAAGGTCATCAGCATTTTTAATAGTTGGACTATCTAGAAATGTGGAATGAGATTTTTCCAATTCTGGGCTAAGATATTTTCCATCGCTACCTTTTAAATTTAATTCAGGTATATTTCGCTTAGCTTCATATCCAGATGGATTTTCCAAAGGATACATTTCCACTTCGCCATGCTGATTTATGACCGGATTTTTAATATCCTGATAATTAGAAATATGTTTTTGATATAAATTTTGAAGATCTTTGGCGAGAGAAACAGCATTTTCACGAAGATTTTGCGCTCCCTGACCTAATTTATTCACTACTTGATTAGCAAATTGTCCGCCATTTAAGTATTGAAATCCTTTTCTAATGGCATTTGCTCCTTCTCCCAATCCTCTTGCTGCTCCTCCTAGCAAAGCACCACTTTCAAATCCACTTAATCTATCATTTGGATTTTGAGCAGCTCCCATAGCGCCACCTTCAATTCCAGTTTCACCTATCTTAGAAACTGCATTAAGTGCAGGACTTCCAGAAATGCTATTTCCAATATTTTTAATTGCATTCCCAATCATAGGCAAATCACTTAAGGAATTTAATCCTTGCCTCAAAAATTGCCCCCCAGGAATAGTCATGCTACCAGCTGAATTAATCATTCCTTTCATAAATTGTTTTTGTTCTTCGGGTGAATTGAAGAACTGACCATTTGAGGGAAGCTGACCAAACATTGTATCGCCCATCTGAGGTTGAGATGGAGATTGTTGTTGTGTCTGAGGCATTGGTCTAGAAGCCGTTTGTGTATCTTGTAGTCCTGGTATTTGTTCCGGCGTAGCTTGTCCAGCGGATGGAAAATTTTTCTGAATAGCTTGATGAATTTCATCCTGTGACATTTGATCAGGGAAATTTAATAATTTTCCATTTGAAAGTTTAACTTTTGTCATTCAAATTTACCTGTTTGCATATTGTAGTTAAGTATGCCTTCTTCTCTTCCAGCAGTAGCCCCACTAGTATCTGGTTGATTATTACCTGATTGATTATTTCCTAATTGAACATCAGCTAATCCAGTACCAGCCTTTGTTCTAGCTTTTAATCCAGCAGATAAGTATTGATCTAATCTTTTTGTAGCTCGTTCTCTGGCTTTTGCAGAAAGGCGAGGGAACAATGTTTTAATTACTTGACCAGATTTACCCATTAATTCATTTGTTGCTGAAATACCAGGCTCGCCACCGGCTATACGATTTCTAATTTGGGCTGCTTCATATTGCGCTGCCTGAGATGCAATGAAATCACCTAATTTAAGTTGCGAAGCATCATCTGTTTTAAAAGTATCAATGATCTGTTCAGGTGAATAACCAGCATAAGTTGTAGCATAAGGTGCAAAATCTTTCTGCGACATATCTTCTATTACTTTTAATTCTGCTTCTGCCTGATGAGCTTTAATAAGAGGAACGGCTGCTCCTGCATAAGTATTACCTTTCTGTAATGTGTTATAAGCATCAATTGAAGATGGAGAAAGTGGATTTAATTTAGTTCCATCACTTAATTGAGTTCCTCCCGATCTTAAAACATTACCTGCTTCATATATTTGGTCAGGTCTTAATTGTGGGTTATCTAATGCTACACCGTGCTGAAATGCTTGTTCATTCTTAGTTCCAACACTTGCTCTTGGGCCGCCCATATTATAATAATTGGTCATTGCACCGCTTTGTGCTAAACGAGCTTGTTCGGATTGTGGTAAGTATTGATTCAATATACCTTGCTGTTGCGCTTCTAAAGGAGTCATTGTATTTAACTTATTAGTTTGCGCATTTTGAAACCCGATCTGAGATTGCATTTGTGGACCATACCATTGATTTGTTAGACCAGCCAATTGATTGGATAATTGTAACTTTTGTGGCATATATTGATTTTCAATGGTTTGACCTTGAGTTAAAGCATTCCTCTGATTAATTTCAGATTGAATATTAGGGCCGTAATATTGATTTTCGAGTGCTGATTTAGTTAGCGCATTAACGCCTTGCGCATTTGTCACAAATGGTCCACCAGGACCCACATCAGAAACTACTTTTGGTAATACACCTGAAAACATAATTCACCTACCCGAATAGTCCGTTACCAAACATATTAAGAAGTCCACCAATCATATTATGTTGATTTTGTTGTTGGCCTGCTTGTTGACCATATGCTCCCTGACCCATTCCTTGGCCTAATTGAGCTAATAATTCTGAAATAGTATTTGCTGAACCTTGACCCATATTCATCATATTTCCATAACCATTCATAGCGCCTTGGTTAACGCCCATAATATTATTAAAATAATTTTGCATGTCACCAGAAGAAATATTCTGTGCATTTTGTTGGGCTTGTTGCATTAATGGAGTGCTTCCCATTAACCCACTAGCTGAACCAAAATTATTGGCCGAACGCATACCCTGTTGTTGTTGATATTGAGCAGCTGGAGATTGCTGATAACCACTCATAATATTTTTATAGAAGTCTTGGGGATTAGACATTTTCCCAAGCATATTTTGATAAGGTGCTATCGCGCCCTGACCTGCTTGTAAAAATGGATTTTGAACTTGTTGGGCTTGCTGATAATATTTCTGTAGTTGATCCATTCCAGCCCCAAAAGGAGCGCCGCTATTTCCAAATATTCCGCCTAGGAATTGGTTTAGTCCACCCATTCCTATTCCTTGGCCGCCACTTTGGCCGCCACTTTGGCCTTGTCCCATCATCATTCTTGGATCCATCCTTGGATCTCCTATGTAGTCGTGAACGTCTTCCATGCTCCGGATTGCCAAATCTGCGGGGCTAATAATGTAATATTATATATCATCTGGCCTTCAGACGGAGTTGTAATTGCATTTCTTTGTGCTGTTGTAAGTCTTGGAATATATACTCCATGACTTGTTAAATATCCTTCCAATGTCTGCACAAATGATTCTATCCAAGCAATCCATATCGGACTCATCCAAACAGGAGGAGTCTTATTAATCAAATCCTTGGTCAACTCATCATAAAATGGCGGTGTATCAAAATCAGTAGCCATATCTACTCCGGCAATTGATCCACGCACCATGCAGCACCTAGCACTACAAATGGTACGGGATTATAAAATTCAATCTTACATACGAATGCCTGACCTCTTGGAATAGTTCCAAGCTTTCGCCAAACTGTTCTAAATGATCTTTGGCCTAACTGACCCATATTGGCTTTTATTCTATTACCGAAACTTTGGCCACCATCTTTAGATATGGATAGATAAACAATAGGATTAATATTAGTCGCATCATCTGCCACTACACCTTGAACCAAATCAATGTGCATTCGATCAATGCGCAGACGTTGATAGCCTGGTGGAACAATAGGCCTAGGAATTCTTATACGCTCAATAGCTTCACCATCATTGGTTAATAGTGTGCTATTCACTATATAAAGTATTGGCAATGAATAATGGCCATAATAATTCACACCATTAAAGTATCCATGCGTTTGAGCGACATGACGATTTCCACCTAGTGTTTGTTCTTCATGCCACATTTTACCTTCATCTTCGGGGGCTAATGGATTGCTCAATGTCACGTTATAGACATATGTATGATTAGCCAATGTGAAGTTTAGGCGATAGAAGATTAATCCATTTTCTTTAATCAATATTCCCCACGCATCGGATGCCTGTTGATTAGCAGCATAACCTGCCAATGCGAAATCTAGCGCTCTTGTGCTAATTGGAATAGCTTGCGCGCCATCTACCATCATTACTGCGCCTAGACCGTCTTTATCCTGAGACATGAAGAACATCTTATCGAAGCCAACTCGAATGCTTGCGATAGCTGGGCAACCATATTCCATCAATAATGAGTTTTCACGTCTGAATGGAAGATTTGCGCCAATACCTTGATTTAGCCAAACTTCGGTAAAGTTTTGCGAGAATAGAAATAATCTTCTATGCAATGTGCGACAAGCAACGATCGTGCCAGGATGTGAAGTAATAGCACCTTGTTGGAGTTGGCCATTATTGGTAACTGTAGGTGTTCCAGTGGATGAGCTACTAAATACAATTGCAGTTCCTCCGGGTGTCGCAGATACAGTAAATGTAGTTCCAGGAATTACACTGCTAACTACATAATAAGTTGTTCCTGCTACTAAACCACCAGGAAGAGTACTTCCAGCAGCAGCGCTAAATACAACCGGAGTTCCTACCTGATAATTAGCCGAGGTTCCCGTTGTTAAAACAATATTAGATGATGTAATAGCGCCGGTGAAAGCATTACCAGTTCCAGTTGTAAAATCAGGCCCCCAAATTAATCCTTCATTAATACTAGAAAGTAAAAATGTATTATTAATCCCATTCCCAGTAACAAAGAATCCATCTAGAAATGTGGCGTCTACAGGATAACCAGGATTGTTCGTATTTCCCGGGAAATCAGGATCTGTAATTAATACAAAAGCACCCGTAGTAGTATTATAAATATATCCTGCACCATTTGGAGTTGGACTAACTGCACTATTATTTTCAGTAAAGAATATTTCTGGTGTAGATGCTTGATTCGCATCAATAGCAACATATCCTGCGGTGAATAGAAGTGGCAGCGCATGGTTTAAATGAACAACTGTTAATGCTGGACTAATCGAATAAACATTCCGACCAATCACCACATATTGCATATAATTATTGCCATTCCCAAAAATGAAATGCCCGCGAAATCCATTTGCAGCACCTGGGAAAAGTAATGGAATATCTACACTTTGCATTACCGTTATTGGTGCTGTTCCAGTAGTAAAAAAGGTGATTGGTGTTCCGCCATTTATCACTGAAACAGTAAATGTAGTTGTATTAACAACTGAACTCACATAATAAACTTGACCAGGAATTAATGGCAGAAAAGGAGGATTTGGAGCAGGTAAAGCACCACCTTCCATTGTATTTACACTAAATATAACAGGCGTTCCAAGTTGCCAATTAGCAGTTGTTCCCGTTCCTAATACTAAATTGGGTGAACCACCACTTGTCGCTAGAAATGGAAACGGCGCACTAGGAGGAAATATTCCACTCGTAATTCCGCTGGTTGGAAGAAGTGTTTTTCCTTTCTTCCCACGCATATCTTTATATTCAAATAAATTAATACTGCGCTCACCATCAATACTGGTTACACGTTGATTATTATAACTTCCAACAATGTCATAATCAGTTTGTGTCGTCATTTAAAAGTAAGCCAATATATTTTGCCAGTAATAAGGTTCTGGAGTCGTCAATAATGTAGACGGTCTAACTGTTAAATCAGTTTCATTCGCATTTTTCAGATTATTGTAATAATCCAAATATTCATCTTCATTTTGCTGCGGCCAATTACCGGATGGGTAATATGCTAAGAATTTTCTCGCTAATGCATATTTCAAAAATCCATAATAATAAGGCGGCAATTCTGAAATATCTTGGTCAGGCAATAACGAATCAATCATGCTCTTTACTTGCAATTCGCAATGATATGAACGATCAGGCGCTGGATAAACCGTAATAAAACTTTCAGTTGCTTGTTTATTTAAGAAAATAAAATTAGGTCTGGTCTGTAACTGGAATAATCGCACAACATTATAATATTGTGCTTTATTGATAATTAATAATGGATAACTAATATTAACTGGACCTGGAGAAACAGAACTTCCATTTGCAGTAATTGTGTTAACTGGCGTTCCATCTGTTAGCAAAACAATAGGAATATCTGCAAATGCATCATCATAGGATAATGCTAATTTAATCGTAGTAGGACTCACATTAATTGCGAAATAAGTTTCACCTGCAAATAATGGCTGTGGCACAACCCCTGTTGTAGAGATTGTTACAGCTTGTCCTGTTGGAAATGATTGAGTCGATGCAAATGTTAATGTATTGCTTACCGTATCAGCCGTAAATGTAAATGAAATAGGCGGACTAGGTGGCAATCCAGTACCAGGAACAAAATAATTTGCAAAGGATAAATCAACTACCCGATCAGCAACAATGTCATGATAACCTGGCGAATTACCAATAGAGTAAGTTGATTTACCTGCAATGAAATCAAATGCGATAGTAGTTAAAAATGGAATATAAATACTATCTGAAGAAAACTTATCGAGTAATTCATTAATTAATTCTATGCCGGTGGAGAGCATGAAATTATCGGCTGCTTCACCCACACCTAATTCGCCAATCAACAAGAGCGAGTTAACAATAATGTCATTAGTCGTTCTTGTTATCTGGGACATAGATTAACCTCAATAATTAATCTTGCAATTCATCCGGATCGTTACGAACTGGGAATGCTTCTTTATCCATGCCCTTCGTTATACGGACTGCTAATTCTTGAGCGTGCATGCCATTGTTAACCATGCAAGCATCGAATTTCATATAACGGTCTTCCATTTCTGGTGCGCGACCATCTATACCACGTTCTTTGTTCTGTTCGGATTTTACGAAAGCATTAGCAGCGTTATGCTGAGCTTCCCCCATCCGTTGACGCTTGTTTGCTATTTCCGCGTCCTTTCCGTTTCGGAGCGTGTAATCTCTGGTCTTGTAATCGTTTTTCATAGTCTTCCCTCATGTTTTTAGCTTCAGTCGGATGTTTAAACCATACGCCTGTTGCGAGCAGTCTTTCAAACTCATCGTTATCAACGACTTTCATTCCGTTGACAGGGTGATAAGCACAATTCAGCATCAGGCGTTTCCTTCTATTACGAAATTAATTTCACTGCGTATTCTGGGTGCCATTTGAAACCACATAACACGTCAAGACGCATAAAGTTTTGATATCCCAAAATATCACCGGTTTGCGTAACAGCTAAGGACAAGCCAGTTTCTGGATCAACCGCTACGGAAGAATAAGGAACTTGCAACTTGTAGAGTGGTGGGCAAACGATATCGAGAGCACGAGCTGGGTAAGCTACGTTTACGTTGTAACCAGGCGTGATAACTGGAGTAACAACCGCACCAGCTGGAATCACATTGCTTACGTTACGACGTGGGTTCAGCGGATCTGAGATGATGAACGGAGCAACTTGAACTGGCATAGCTGTTGCTACTGACACACCAGCAGTTGGAGCGGTAACAACGAACTGCATGTTTTGGCCAGTTGCTTTACGACCGATTGGGTTAACCGATTGAACACCTGCAATGCTAATCAAATCGCCTGGCAAGAAGTAGTTAGCGACACCAGCAGTTGCACCGTTAACCAAAATCACGTTACCCGAAGCAACAGCTGCAGTAACAGTTAATACGTCAGCAGAGTTAAGGGATGGACCATTACCATTTGCATGGCGAACGATATTTTGGGATTGGAACATGTCGAAATAAGACAAGTGACCAATCGCTGATTGACGAACGATATCCTCGTTAAATACTGGTGTGAATTGGTTTAGCAAAGCACCTTTTAGCGATGAACCATCACGTACGCCCATTGCAACGTAAGCATCTGAGGAGATGTTAACGCCTTGTTCCAACAATTTAGCGCCTGCCAAATCAACCGTGGTGTAAGAATTGATTGGGGTGCCAGCATTACCAGTGAAGAAGTTAAGTGAAACTTCAGCATCGGAACAAATGTCTTTCTCCATCTGAGTGATGATTTCTTGAATCGCTGGTTGAATGAACAAGCGGCTGAAATCTTCAATCTTCAATGACAAATCTTTGATGGTATAAGCGATCAAGGTATTGTATTGGTGATTAACCGTGATAGTTTCGGTCTGTTCTAAAATATCTTGCGGGGTTGCAACTGAACCGTCACCAACGATGAAATGGTTCTGTCTGCGAACTTGCAGTACGTCACCGATTTTATAGCCGGAATTGGTAAAGTCGTCTTGATAAATACGCGAACCAGTCATAATGAAAGGTGCGTTGTTGGCAAACATAGCTAAAGCAGTGTTTGAAACTAATTGCGTGGTAATAAAGTTATTAGGCATCGTTGACAATCTCCATTAATAGTTAATGGCGAGCCGTCAACAGTGCAAGTTAGCCTCACGAATCCTTCGTTCAGCTAACTTTATTTCCAGCCCGCCTTGAGTTTCCTTCTCAATTCGCCAACGGAAGTGTTTTCGTTAGCGGAATCTGGCGCCGATACTGGGTTGCTCTTGATGTTACCTAATGATCTTGGGGCTGAACCGCCTTTCTGATCGCCACCCTGCATCTGAACCGACAATCTAATCATTTCTTTTGCTTGTTCAAGGGGGTGAAGTTGAGAAATACGTTTCAATTCGTCTGGTGCTTTACCAAGTTTGTAGAGTACGTCTGCGGCATTTGGGAGTAGGAGCGCTGTATCACGCATTGAGTCTGTGAAAGGTGCATCTGGCGACCTAACTACATCTTCAAAGTCGTCGTACTTGCTAGAAGCGTTATCAAGATGGTCTTGCAACTTTTGATATTGCTTATGTACGTGCGCTTGTTTTTCCGCATGTTGTGCTGCCTGTTCACGCTGATCTTTCGCTTGAAGGGCTGCATTAACTGCTCTACTGATATGATCTTCAATACCACCAGTTGGTTGTGGGGTATATCCATTCATAGGTTGTTGATCTTGTGATGGGTTCTGGACGGGTTGTGAGCCCAAGCGCGCGTGCAAGTCCTGTAACTGTGATTGCATCATTCGCATTTCCTTTTGGTGCCGCTTCTCTTGTCTACCGAGTCTTTCCTTGGCAGCAAGCGGCAATTCATCCCTGAAATCCATACCTGGGTGCGGCTCTTGCAAGCCTTCCGCTTCATCAGCAGGTATGCCCAAACTTTCCATCGCCTGACCAGCAACATTTTGTTGCTCTTGGTGAGACATCATTTTCGACTGTTCCATATCTTCTACTCCACACGGCGTTCCTTCGCCCCGCGATTTAGCCGTCGCGTTCGACCCGTGGATGCCTCCACGTCAATGAAACCATTTTACGCTCGCAATTGCACAAAAACAGCGCCACAGATTAGGCTTTTGCTTCCGGTTGTGGTTTATTCGCCTGTTCTTTTGCTACTTCTCGATCTTCTGTTTTGTGATGATGATCAATTTGATGACCCGTCATCTTGGCATGATGATCGAGCGCTACTTTCTTGTGTTCCAATTCTCGATCTAAATGCCCGCCATGAACTTCTGCCTGAATCTTCTTAAGTTCTACCAATAATTTGGCTTTCCCAAGATCAGTTTCAGCTGAAGTTGATTCAAGTTCGTGCTGCATCTTCTGCAATTCCATCATCAATTTAGCTTTGTCCAATTCATGAGATTGCTGATCAAGTTGTAGTTTTCCACCGCGTTCTTGCAACTGTTGTTGCTTGATTTGCAATTCAGCCTGTTTCATTTGCATTTCTTGTTGCATCATTTGTTGCTGCGGATCAGGTTTTGGAGGTGGTGGTGGCTGACCTTCTTCTTTCGCCAATATTTCAGGCGGAACAAGAGTTTTAAACCGATCAGCAATCTGTGACATAAACGATATATCGAGATTCTTCGCCAATAGATCAGCAACCAATGGAAATACTGCAGGGTTGATGTTAACCAATTGCATGAGCAGTTCCATTGATGCTTCTTTCTGTACTGCAAAGGATGGACCTGTATCAATCTCAATATCATACTCACCCGCTTCCATTGAATTTGAAATCGTTCCGTCAGGTTGTTTCTGATTAAGTATTTTTGACTGAGTCTTACCGTCTGGCTTAGAGATAACAACGTGTCGCTCATCACCACCATACACAACTGGCAATAGATCCAATACCACACGACCAGCTTGCTCAATGGCTTGGTTCAAGTTATCGAAATAGACATAAGCTGACATTGATCCAGCTCTCATACGATTTTTGATTGCCACACCAGACTGCGCATTGGTTTCAGCGCCCTGCAACTCTTCGTGAAAGCCCATGATTTCTTTCATGTCCATGGTGCCGCGTTCAAACTGTTGCAATAGACCTTGAGATATCTCCCAAGCTGGCATCTTTTGTGGCATTGCACCGGTCTTTTGATCAGCTTTTGCTATCAATATACCGTTCTGCAATTCAGGATTACGCCACATTTGCTCATTGCCAATAATGTTATCTGGCGTGCCAATCCACTGTTCACGACGACGATTCTTAATTTCAGCTGCTATTTCAGAACCTACAAAGTTAATGAATCGTTGTGCGTCTTTGGCTTCATGAATAAATGATCGGGTATATTGTCTGCCTTCAATGAAGCATGAATCGCCATCTACGAATATGATAGGTAATTGCTTGGATGGCCATTCGCTGAAATCGATAATGCAATCCTTGGTTAAGCGATAGTGCATAATCTTGTAATCTTGGGTCTGACGTTCCATCACGATATGCGGAATCTCGCGCTCTAACATTTCACGCACAACAGGCGAGTCTTTCATCATTTCACGTTGTTTTGCGAAGGATATCTGCATTTCTTCCCATTGTTCCATTGACACGAACTGACCGTTGGAAAGCTTGTAGGCCATGGTAGAGAACCATTCCTTTTGGTAATAGTCACAAACTACTATCGTGTCTCTTGTCTCCCATTGGAAATCTAATAGCGTGCGAGGATCGTTGTAAGAGACAGGATTGGTTATATATGGATAAGTAGCCGCAAATTCTTCTTTGCTAAACACATAGTTTCTCGAACAATAGTTCCCATCACCTTTGTGTGGCTTTAAAGCTGTCGCATCAAAGGTACATCTTGTTGGATCAGGGATCATATTAAACATGATCTTCTGATTGAAACTCATCGGTGTTTCATATTCTAAGTTAATCTGAAATGCGCCATAACCGCTATAGAGGGCATTACGAAATGCACTTTGATATACCAAATCGTTCTGAGATTGATATGAGATTGTACGGACTAAATCAGCTCGGAGATCAATTTGCTCTTGCGTTGCTTTGCCTGTTAACGAACGGACAATTAAATCTGGCTTATTTTTTCTCTGCTCGCCGGCTATCTTTTTTGTGGCATCATATAGCTTATTGAATGTCATGCAAGGTTTGAATAGACGGTTGAACTCAGCTCTATCAACTGATGTCCATTGATCGCGCAGCAAGAAGTTCATATCCTCCTTGCCTCGTACCATGTTCTCGTTAAAGTAGGTGTTCCAGACGTTTAGATTGTCGCGTGCTTTGCCAATGACTTCTCGTTCATCAATGCCGGCATCATAGAGTTTCTCCATTCGCCTTTTATCTAGATCAACGATTTCTTCTGGGGATAGATCAGTGCCAACGTGAAATATTTCGCGGTTCATGGTTACCCTTCCTTGGGTTATTTGATGATCTAGTATAACTTATTTATCTTTTAGCTAAATTTTTTAATGAATCTTTATATTTCTCTAAAGCCAGTCTAATAGCCTCTTTATTCTCTATATCAATTGACCCAAATAATAGGGCACTCAAACCAGCTTGATGGATTTCTTCTTTATGCTCTTTGAATAGATCTTGTAATTTTTTTAAAGTTTCTTCTTTTGTCATCCACATACTATTCCATTCCCATCACATACTTTGCAGTCCATGCCGTCATCACTGAATGTGGTGCCATTGCAGATAGGACATTTGTGTGGAGTCTGTTTTCTAATTGTTCCTTTAAGTAATCCAATTTGATTAAGACTTGCCACCCTAAATGATTCCAACTCTTCCAATTTAACATGTATTTTATGAAATCTAATTGCGTCATCTTCTATCTCTTCAGAAAGTAATTTGTCAGCATTTACTTGATCTTTTTCTAACTCTTCTAATTTATCTCTATTTATATTGTTTAATTGTATTTGTTGATGTTGAAAACAATTAAAATTTGATTCTAACTTTTCTAATCGTTCATTAATTTCATCAATTAATTCTTTTAGGTTTGTGAATCGAACTTCATTCAATCTTTCATCGCTGATTTCATTTTCTTTATTCAATTTCTTTTCCTCGATTGGGTCGCACCTACATTTGGTAATTCCGGCAAATACATCCAATGAGTCACCGCTTCATCATCTTCGGCCATGTCAATTTCTTCTTCTATCTCATTTTGTACTTCGCGAATAAATACCTCTTTTCCATCTGTGCTTATTCCTAAATAGCCTGTGTATGGTGTTCCATTTCTTAGCAAAAAAACTACGCATGTGCAATGATCAGGTAGTGCATTATCTACGCTTATCCATGTTTTCATTTCTCTAATCCAATTAATTCAAATTCTTCAATATCTAAACTACGCTCCGATTTACAAATTTTATCAGCAATATCTTTACTTAATGTCGCATATCGAACAATACCGCCTGTGCTTCCTTCTAAAGTATAGCCTTCTATTATTATATAGACTTTCATTTCAGTAATTCCGGTGGATTAGGAAGTGGCATATAATGCGTTACCCAAAAATCACATTCTTCGCAAGTATCTTGACTATTGAAACACCATTCATGCATAGATGATAAAAATCCGGTAAAAACCTGAAATCCATCTGTAATGATTAATGTAACATTTATTGCGTCTGGCAATTTATCTTCAACTGATATCCATTCACTCATCATTTATTTCCCTTAATCGATTAATTAATAATTCTAGATATTCAATTTCTTTTTTATGATTGAATGGATATTCATTGATTAGGGATGCAGAATATTTCATTTCACCTGCAATAAATTTAATTCGCGCTCATTTTTCTTCTTTTTTAATTTGCCCTGTTGTTAGCATTAAGGACGCCCCGAAATAAAACCATAAATAATATAACTCGCACAAAAAATAAATGCATACCAATACCAAGGCATTATTTCTTCTCCAACAATTTCTTTCCATCAATTTCAACAACTGTAAATTCAGCATCAATTGCACTATTACTTTCTGATTTATATTTAGGAGGAACTACAAGATCAATTTTATCGCCTATTTTTGCGCTATTCATTTGATCTTGATATCGCTTGGATTGCTCATGGAACTGCTTTTGCTGAGATATTCCTGCCATATATTCTGGCTGATTGTTAAGTTGCATTTGAGCTCCATAACAAATATGACAATTACAGCCATTCATTTTAGGATAACCACATTGTGTTGAGACTGGATCAAATATATTAAATGGATTAAATATATCGCTCAATAATCCCATATTATTTCTCCAACTTGCTTATTCTAGACATTAAATTATCTAAACAATCATGGATAACTGATATAGCTAAATTCATAGATGCGCATGCTCTTTCAACCATTTCAGTCTGTGATTCAATTGTTGCTTGAAGTGAATTTCTTATCATACACATTTCGCAATATTCATATGGTTTAAAGTTATGTTTATCACATCTTATTTTGTAATCATCTGGGTGCATCATAATTTTAATTCGTCCACCTAAATCCAGGATTCATCATATCAATCTTTTCAACTGGCGCTTTCTCCGCAGCAATTCTATCCGCTGCAAATTCCATAGCATTATATTGCAAAGCATCCATTGGGTGTGAGGAAATATTCTTTTCCGGCTTATCTTTATATCGCTCTTCACCCGTCACAGCTAATCGCTTAAAAACATATCCTTTTACAAATCCTTTAATTAATTGCGGGCAATTCTTGCGAGAGATAATAAAACTGGGCTTACCGTCAGTCATGCGATTAAGAAAAAATCTAACTGCACCAATGCGAGGCTCTAAATCATTTGTGCGCGCTGCTTCCGTTTTGATTCCAAGCGAGGTTAATTCATTAATGCAGGATGTTTCCTCTAATATGCTATCTCTTGCCGCCCCAGCTGGATCAAATACCGATATGCCAATCTTACAATAAGGGAAATCCCTAGCTAATCCAGGTAATACTACTGATTCAGCAAATGTTCTAATCCCCATATCTTCGCCGATATATTCTTTCAGCACCCTGAACTGGCCACGAGCCGACATTTGCGTTACAACACACGCTGGAGTTAATCCACCATCCCACCCTAAATGTATTGGCTCACCGTACATTATCTCAATGGTATCGACAGCATGTACGTCAAGATTGAATTCAGGAAAGACCCGCTTGCCAGTGCCAACAGAACCATACTGGCCAAGACAAAATACATTAATGAAGTCGGTAGATTGTCCACTAGCCAATTTAACATAATAATCAGTAGCCAAATGATTGGCATTGTCACAATTAGGGTTAGGAACCCAATTATTATCTTCATCTTTAATTAATCCCGGCGGCTGGTGAAAGATCTTATATCCTTCAATCTGTTTTTCTTCAAAATCTTTATAAATCCAGTGATCCGTTTCTGGCGGATTTGTGTCCGCAATAATTCCAGACCAATAAGGCTCAGGACAAAAAGAACGAGAAGGATAGCGCCCATTAACGCGACCTTTAAAATGTGAAAGAACATTATGTGGCAACTCCGATAATTCGTTGAGATATACACCTGTCAATTCAAGCGATTTAATCTTACGTACATCATCTGGCCTATCCAATGCTAGGAATATAATTTCTAATTCAACAACACCATGACCATCATTAAAGATATGCTCATATGTGAGAATAGGTTTCTGTCTCTTGCGAATATCACCTAAATCACCAAACCATGTTAACCAAGTTTGTAACGTGGTTGACTGGAGTTCCCCGCTCGTGTTTCTAACGATGGCCCAACGTGCTCTTCGTCTGCCGTTGTACCAGGCTGGCATTTGACAGGTGCGACGGACAATCTCTTGTATACATGCGGTTGATTTACCCGAGCCATAAGGTCCCATGATAAGCCGCACAAAACTATCATCGTTATGCCACAAACTACCTGTAGCAGTCGGTATATATGTGTGATTATTGGGTGTCGCATAAATAATACTCTTCTCGTCGTCAGTAATGATGTGTTGTGTGATTTGTTGATTATGTGAGTTTTCCAATGCATCAAGACGTTTTAATAGTTCGGGTTTCATTCTTGACCTTGAGTTGTTCTTGAGTGGAAAATCTGACACCGCAACGCAAGCATTCACGCCTGCGTCGGATTGTATTGTGTTTATCGTTCGGGACTGTGTCGACAACCCGTGTCTCAGGGTAATTGCAATTTCCACATATCATTGAGAGCCCTAGGACTATTCAAATTTATCGCGTTGTCTCTTTACTTCGCCGCGCGGCATGTTACCTGGGTCATTGCTTGGCCATGCAGTATATGATTCTTTGCCCTGCCATGAGCTGTGAGCACCATCACCTGTGGTTTTTGAGGTTGGCATGTCAGCTGTTTTGTAAGCTTTGATTGCGCCCACTGGCTCGTTTTTTACTGGATAGAGTGGACCGTGATAGTTAACTGATTTGTAATCTTGGATGTTATTTAGGCCGAGTACTTCGAGTGCTTTATCCATTTGCATAGCTCCTATTTGCCTATCAATGTTCTATGTGGAACAATTTTTGGCTTCTAATTGATCAAGACGTTCCCTTATTTCGATCTCAGCTGCTTTATCGCCAAAATCTTCGCGGAATGTACGCTCTAATATCCATGCTATTGCTTGCCAGTTTTTCTCTCTCCCCATGACATCCTGCATGAGAAATATGGCATTTTTAGCGCGTATCTGTTTTATATTGTGGAAAAACTCAGCATATTCCGAATCAATATTCTTCGCAATATCTTCCTTGCCAGTTTCCATCCAATTATAAATTGATTTGCGATCAATGCGAGCACATTCCGCAGCCAAGGTAATAGGTAAAAATTCCTTTAACGCTGCTAAGATTTTTTCTCTTACCTGCGGGGTAAATTTTGTGGGCCGGCCTTCCTCTGCCATCTCTATGCAAATCCTATGCAATTGATTACCAATTGTACTCTGTGGATTGTGGGAAGGGAAGAGGTAATGTATTGTTAAATATACTTGACACTCGGGATCAGCTCTTGTATCATGCACTCACTAACAACAAATATGGAGCAAACGAAATGAGCAAATTAATTAATTTTTTAGAAGAAGGTTCAGAAATTGATGGTCATTCTTTATTTGATCCATTTAGATTGAATGAAACCGAAGATTTTTCAGAACAAAATGCAGAAGATATGATTTTGGTAGCATTAGATTCAAGAATTGAAAATTCTAGAGGAAATAAATTAACAACAGCTTGGAATTACCTGCATAACTTTAATAAAAAAGGAAAAACTTATAGAGAATCAATTAAAGAATTTATTAAACAAGCTAAAAAAGCTCATAAATTTGGAAATGAAGAATAAATAAATTAACAACGACATCGGGAGAAAACAAAATGAAAAATTACTTAATAGTATTACCAAATATCCAGGCAATGATATATGGGATAAATCCTTGCATCAATGTTATGGCTAAGTCAAAAAAAGAGGCTGAAAAATTAATAAATGAATATTTATCTAAATTAAAAGTAAGTTAATTATGAAATTCACACCAATACAACGATATGCAATATTTAAAATAATAAGTAATAATCTTGTTCAAGTATATTTTGAAAAAGATAAAATAATTCTACCCATTAAAACTTATAATGAAATAATAGATTTAATAGAAAATGAATTAAATCAACCAGAAAAAATAAATTAAGAAGGAACTATAATGCAAACTACATTTAAAATCATAGTCGAATACATACATCCACCAATTCCCTATCGTCATATGGACTGGATAGCATTTTATGACGGAGACGAAGAAGCAGGGCCGAGGGGAGAAGGTTCAACAATGAAACTAGCAGTAGAAGATTTATTAGACCAAACAGGATAAACAAAATGAAAGCTTCAATATTACAAATAGAATTTGGCGCCAAAAAAAGAGCATGTAAAGATTTAATAGTTAATATTATAAGTGGACTTCATCCGAATTTTATTCCAGTAAGTGAAGATGAAGAAAAAGCTAGAATAAGAACTCTCTTAGAAGAAGTAAAAGTAGTTATAAAACATTATGAAGAGAATTATTTGTAGGAGTAACAAAATGCCAAGAAACCTAGAATTCAGAGCACATCAACACCCGGAGCTATTAAAATGAAACTTAAAGAATTTAACCTCGAGCGTGCGCTTGCAGGTGATCCAGTTGTAACGAAAGACGGTCGAAAGATTTTAGATATTCATTTATTTACAGATGCCCTTGAAAAGGTCGCATATCCAATATACGCTTTGGTTGACGAGAATGAACGCTATTCTAAAAGAATTGAATCATTCACTAAATATGGGGCATATTCATTTGAGCAAAATGATTTTGACTTGTTCATGGCTCCCAAATCCCAAAAATATTATGTTTCAATTTTCTTTGATGAAAGCGCGGAGAGAATTAGGTGTGGTGAAGCTGAATTATCTATGCGACTCGCAGAAAGTAATAAAAAATCACATTATAAATTGCTACAGACAATCGAATTTGAAATCGAGGAAGAATAAACCATGAAAGATTTTACATACGGAGTTGCAGCTGTAAGTTTGATTATTATTTCATGCTGCATGATGAAAATAGCTTTTGGGGGATGAGCAATGTTTTGGACACTTGTAATTTTTACTGCATTATATATTTTATTTTAAAACTACAGGAATAAACAATGCCAAGTTATGCTATAGGTGCAGCAACCGGAATAGCTACAGCAACTTTGATGGAATCAGCCAATGCCAGTGAAAATACGAATTGGGCTATCCGAATAGAAATATGCAAATCAAATCCTACAACTTTGACCAGCTGCTTGCTACAAGTCCAAGAAGATAAAGTTAAGAGAGACCACCAAGATAATGTTGATTCTCTGCAAGTTTTCTTGTTTTTAATAGCTTTCATAGTTGGATTTTGTATCTGTGTTGCAGTATTTGATCGGTTATAAAAAAACCCTCGGTGGAATTAGGCCGAGGGCTGACATTATGGTAATGCAAAGGAGTAATACTTACTTCAATTCAAAGACAAATCAAAACAAAACGAGGTAGTAAGTGGTCAGAATATCAGTTTGAATCAATTAATACAAACGGTTTAGCACTGCTTAGTCTGGTTCGATTGGGTCTATGTGCATATCTCTTTGCATAGCCAACATTTGATCTTGCATCTCCATGATTTCAGACTGGACATAAAATTGCAGGAATATGAAAAAGAAGATAGATGTCATGAAGATAAATTTTAATATTCTGCTAACAATTCCCCAGAGCATCTTACCCACCGAAATAGAGTTTAAATACGTTTTTGAGTTCCATTATCAAGCCGCCCATCAATGCAATCAGGATATGGGACAGATTGGAATCTTTCACCAGAGCGATGCCGATTATATCTGCAACTAGCATAATGCCCAAGATTATCATGAGGACAATTCGGATTTTATTTGCTCCGGCTAATTTGCGCGCGTCTTCTGTGTCTTGATTGGAAAGCTTCGTCAGGGCTTCTAGGTGGCGATCCTGGAGGTCTTTGAGTTTAACCGCAGCATCGGGGTCATCCACAACCTTTTGGAGCGTCTCAGGGACGGATTTACCGCCAAACACGGCTTGTATAAGATCCACGGCTACAGCGCCATAGTTACCCACCAATGCTTGGCCAAGGAGAGGAGCTGCCTTCCCAACAATACTTGCTAACTCTGAGAACCATTGCGTCATAATTCCCCCTTTGCCATTAATGCTGCCCATTTCGCACACCTTGCCGGTTCTTCTTTCGCTGATTCTGAGTCTAGTATCTGTTTGCTTGCTTCGTTCCAATCTTGTTGTTCAATGGCTTGAATCATGTCATGAAATGCGAGCGTGCCTTCCATACCCATATTGTATGCCATGTCTTGAATAATTGCTTGTCGGACAGTAGTTAATCCAGCATACCAAGGCAACTTGGGAACGAGAGATCTCACCTTTTTCAAATCGTTATCCAACATGAGCTGTGCTTCATCTATCGATATGCCTTCCACAGACAGATTACGCCCATATCCAATTGTAGCGTTGCCACGCGTGTCTAGGTATTGATGCAGCCTTAGCCCTTCCTCAACTTTAATCCACGTCTCTGCCAAATCGTCCGCCATCGAAGTCATCTAATCCCCCTAGGTCAATTGAGAACTTACCGTCTGTGGCTCTATCGCATTGGTTGCAGACGTAGTAATGGGTAGTGTGACCTTCCACTCTTACGTCAGCGCTACAACATTTACTTACTAGCATCCATCTCTCCAAAATACCATTTTACGATATCAATTGCTTCATCCGCCCCTCGACAGACAATGGCAAAGTAACCTAACTTGTTCAACAAATCGATCCAAGCATGTTGTTCAGAGGATATGATCCCACCAGACTTGCGTTTCATCTCAACGAAAAGCCCCGCATATCTCGCTGTTGGCCTCGGAATGAAAATATCGGGCACGCCTGGCACTACACCCGATCGCTTCAACAGTGCCGCTTCAATTACGCCACGCTTTCCACCATTCGGAATAGCAAAGAATTCAATCTTTCTTAACTTCAGCCATTCCACAAATACTATCTGCTCCTGTAGCTCCGTTGGAGGGTTGCTGCACTTTCTCTTCTTCTCTTTGTAGACCATCATGTTTGTTAGGTTGTCTATTTCCATATAGTTCCTTTAAAGCTGAAAAGTGTTTGGCTGTAAATATTTTAGTCTTTTTCATGAATTATTTCCGTGAATATTTTTTGGAGAAGCTTTTAGGTTCCGAGCTAGGGACGTAATTTTTTCTATGGCGCTCGACCATCTCCCATCCTTCGATTTCCCTCAACCATCGACAGCGGTCATATTGTTCCTCATAGGGTAAGTTCAATGCTTCCGTTTCGCTCATCTTAATTAACTTCTCTCTTCGTGCTCTGTGCTTCTCAATATAAGCACGGGCATAGGGTCTACACTCTTCAATTGTCATTGCAGTTTTCCTTCTGCTTTAAGTTTGGCTTCTAGTTCCTTTAGCTTCTGTTTTTGCAGCGTTTCATGGCTGGGAGGAGATTGTCCATTTGGACCTGATCTCATTCTGCCCATTATCATTTTCATCATGTCTCTATTGTGTTGAGTTTGTTCAGCAGAATGGTAGTCGGGTTCTGGCTTTTGATCTGGCTTTTGATTTTGAGAAGATGTGTGAACATCGCGCGAAGCGCCTCTCTTTTCTTTTTGTATATCTGGATGTATATCTTGGTATGCACGTGGTGCACCCTTTTGAAACGCTTGGTGCACCCTTTTCTCGGTTAAGGGCGCATCTGATGCACCCTTTTCTTTACTAATAGGTGCATTCTGTGCACCCTTCTGTTGGTCTAAAATCTCATAATAGTTCAAAGAATATTCATTAGCGTAACCTCTTCCGTTACAGGAAGGACGCTTGACTTGTATAAGATTTAGCTTCTCTAATGATTTAAATTTATACTGAAGGAAACGGGAGGAGCAACCTAATAATTTAGATAACTGATCAATACTGTACCAAGTTGATTCGCGATTTCCGATGATTGAAAGAAGCGCCCAAAGTAAGCCTCTCTCTTCAAAAGTGATTAAATCTGATGATATATCTCGAATTGCCCATAAAACCTGAAGGTCATTGATTCCTTTTGGTCGGCTCATACACTTCCTTGTGCTAATTTTTGGTTATAATCTGTTAATTATTTTCTCACATGGGTTCTTTCTAGGGTTGGATCAAAGGTGGGTAAAACACGTCTCTTTCTAATGGGAGCATCACCAACAGTTCCATATCTCATGAATCTAGCATAGTGAGCTAAGCATAATTTGTGTCTCTTGGCATATATAGGTCGATCACATTTTTTAATACAACAATTGTCTTTCATTTTGATATCTCTTGTTTTAATTGAAGTATTTGTTATACTCTCTGCTCAAATCAATGTCAATGGTGTAAAATGCCTAAAATAAATATCGAAAATGCACAGATTAAAACAGCAGCTGTAGAAATAAAAACACTTACAGTAAGTGGAAAACAAGTAAATATTTATGTATTTATACAAATTAAATAATAAAAATTAT